ACGGGATTGGCGTTGGTTGTGTTTTTGCTTTCCTCAGAGGGTTGCTCGCCGTTGCTGGATGGGGTAGATACTGTTATCGGGATTTCTGTTGCAGGTGTCTGCGGTATTCCGCTGGAAGATTCCACTGTGGTATTTGGGTCAGGGTTTGTATTCGACATGGGTATGTGAGATCCTCTCTCCACAGATCACTCTGCGGCTCTGTTTATTGTCATTAACTGCCAGCATTGAAAAAGATTGCTGCCCATCGCCGATTCGTTAGGTCTGGATGTCTAGCTAATAGATCGTACCTGGATTATATCTTAAACGATAGACGACGGGAAGCAGTTTTTTTTGAGGATGAGTTTTAAGCTACAGCTATTACTCACCTCCTGGTTGACGCTCTCCTTTCTACATATAGAAGTCCCAGTCATCTCCCATAAGTCGCTGTATCTCCGCAGTCTCATACGGCCACCAGGAAGCATACCAATCATCGTCATCCCAGTAGGCGATAATAGAGCCGCGTGCCTCTTCACAGGCGAGGTTACGTTTTAGTCCAATACTTTGTCGCCCAGGCGAACGTATGTAGCGGATACGCTCATCAGCAGGTACAAGGTCACCCACTGCATCATCACCATCGTCAACAATGATCAGTTCCTTGTTCGGATAGTTCTGGTGCAGGGAGTAAAAAATGGCCTGTGGCACAAACGAGCGACGGTTGTAGGTCGGCATGATACAGGAGATGAGGGGCAGTACATCGATAGGTAGTGCCATATAGAGCTTTTAGGAAGTTTGCCTATCAATGTAACCTATCCTTTTCTTTAGCCAATCAACTGCTGTTCCAGCCGCAATAAGAAAGTTGTGATGGTTAAAACATATCAGATAATCAGTTGTAGCATTTGTTAGGTAAAATTCGAAACCAGTACATTCCGAAAGAACCGGAACAAGCTGTGAGCCATCGTCAAATTTAAAAATGGCGATTTCATCCTGTTTATTAAAGAACATTAATACCTCGGCGTTCATAACGAAATCACTGACCCAACGCCAAGCGTCAGGATTTTGAACCGCAACTTTGTCTGTCAAACCTTCCCATATCCATCTTGGCTTATCATGAACGAATTTCAGAAATATCTGTCTTCTGATTTCCTGTTGTTCTTCTGGTGCCAACTCAGAAATTGAAGCATTCGTTAGTTTTGTTACTTCAATAATTTCATTGCGGATGTAGCCCATAATTCTAATCTCCTACTCTCTTATCTATTGTAAGGCACATCATCAAGGAGGATATGGCCCCTTTTAGCTCCTCCCTTGCCCCTCTTGCCCGGTGTTTGCCAACCAACATGGGCTACATCGGGACCTTCTTTTTCATGTGGGAAGTCAATACTTACCTCAGCGCCGTCAGGTGATTGATATTCCACAGCATGAGATTTACCCAATCTGTCTTTACCATATTTGGTGATCTTAAAATTAACTTTCGGAACACCTGTTTTCTGGAAGGCTAATTCCAATGCTTCTTCAAGGGTTTTACCAGTACCCTGCCACCGAATATTCTCAGTGGATCCCTCTGGCTCATATCTCACTGGTATAGCGAAGTCTCTACCAATAGCAGTAAGCATAGCACTCAGTTCATTCAGGCCCTCACTGAAAATCTCTTTACGCTTATCTTTGGGAGCCTTCTTCACCTCGGATATAATCACTATTTTCCTTTTTAGAATCTCTCCGAACCGACCGTCCAATTCCTCAGCTCGCTCTCCAGAATCGATGTCACGGAAGTGCTGTACATACTCTTTACGCAATCTATCGATTTTTTTGTCGAGATCATCGAAACCATCACTGGCCATGAGTATAACAATATGCTCACCCTCTACGTGACCTCTTAAGGTATGGGGGTCTTGTCCAAGCTTCGCAGATTTATCTATATCTCCCTCCGGAGTACTTACAGCCTCACTTGGTTTTTCCTTATCGCCGTTTTTCCCCTTCCCAAACAACTTCCCAATGCCCTTCACAACTTTATCAATCAGCTTATCCACCGCCTTATCCACCGTATCCTGAATCTTCTTGATCGTCTCCTTGATTTTCTCCGCAATGCCTGTCAGATGTAGGAAGCGGACAAAGAATCGAATCATGATCTTGATAGCTTTAGCCAGGGCATTTTCTATCGAGCTGGCAGCGCCGCTGATATCGCCAGTAGCAATCTTATATACCGAATTGATGATGGATTCTACTAAGTCCAATATATCATTGATACGCTCGATGAAGAACATCACTGTATCGTAGATTGCCATGATCGCCCCGATGATCGCTCCCACCGGATTAAACATGAGAACGAGCTTTTTGATAGCCGCTCTGATGATTCCCTCAACCACCCAGTCCAGGATGGCCTTGATAATCATCTCTTTGAGGTTGCCAAGGAACTCTTTGATCTGCTCCCACATTGCAGCAGGACCACCCTTGATAAGTGCTGAGATGAATTGCCAGGCTTTTTCAAGCAGCGCGACGTTGCGTTCGCCGATGAGTTTGACGGCTTTGGCACGGATACGATCATAGGTTAGCCCAAGGACTTGTAGTACCAGTTTTAGAATCGAGCCAAGCGAGAAATCGGAGGGAATCTCAATCCCTGCCTCTCCCAGTGAGCCAAAGAGCCAGTCCATCAGGCCTTTTTCTAGATGCTTCAGGATGTTGCGTGAGAACTGTAGTACGCCCTGTTTGATTGCGTCGATGAGGTATCCCAAGAATCTAATCGGGTGGGCCACGATCAGCATGATCGTGTCTTTGCCCTTCTTGATCATGGATGAGATACGCTCTTTGAACTCGCGCAGGATCTTGATTATCTCGCCAAGCTTTTCTATGAATTTAGTAACAAGGCCCTTGTTCTCCTCCTGCATCTTCTTGAGTTGCTCATTCGCCTTGTCGGTTGCCTCTTTGTAGCGTTGCGCCAGTTTCTGGGCCAGGGCATTTTTCTTTTCATCTATCCCCTTGCTCAGTTCCTCAAAGCGACCGGCAACCTCTTTTTCCGCCGCTTTACCCACCGCTTGCAGATCTTTGGGGAGGCTCTTCACATAGTCACTGATACGCGTTTGCCCCTTCGCGATCTCGTCTTTGGCCTCTTTCAGACGTGTCTCGACAACTTTGGCTATGTTGACTACAAGCGTATCGAGTTCCTCCGTGAAGATTTTACGACCATTTTCGTAAAACACATTCACCTCGTCAGGCATACCAAAGAGCTTATCGCTCGCCCATAACAATCCACCATCCCAGCCACCGTAGCGGTCGTCCTTGTAGGCATCCATCTTCTGGTCGATGTAACTCTTCATTTTCGTCATGGCGTCTTCGATGCCTTTGTCGAACATGCTTGATACATCGTTCTCCAGGCTTGCGAGCTTGGTTTCGACTGTCTGTTTGGTCTCGCTATAGATTTTTTCGATGGTGTCGGTAACTTCTTTGCGACGAGCCTCATCCTTTTGTTTGGCGGTGAGTTGCTTTAGTTTAACCGCTGGCCCGGCCTTGCCCTTCTCATGCTGCAATGCGGTCAATCCCTGCTTCTCATCGCTTACTGCCCTGGCGGCTTCCTGTGCGAGTGTCTTTTGTTCTGTACTCCTAAACTCTTTGGGAGCGCTATCCGCTTGCTTTGCGACGGAGGACTTCGCTGTGAGAACTGCACTGAAACGTGGGTCATTGGCCTCCTGCAATTGGCCAGGTGTCACTTCTGCATCTGTGAGTTGTTGATCAGTATCCTGCTTGCTTTGTTGTAATGAGACTTCGCTCTCAAGCTTTGGCTCTGGTACTGCCTCTGCTGCTCCTACTGCCGGGGGAGTTGGGGGCACGTCTTCGGTTGGGAGCGGCGTGACTGCTTTCCCTTCAACTTTGCCTGGATCAGGTGCCTGACTGGATGCCGTCTTGATCTCGCCACTGGCATCTTCTTTCTGTTGGTTGACATTGCCAGTCATAGTACCTTTGAGCGTTTGTGGCTGATCGCCCTGCATAAAGTTTTCAGTGTCGCCGAGAGTTTTGGGCATGATCTTGGCGATTTCGGCGCGTAGCAGAGTGAGAAAACTATCGGCTTCCGGCTTTTTGCCCTTCGCCGATTGCATGGTGTCTACTTGATTGGCCTGTGCGCCTGCCAGCTTTTCGTTAGCTGGTGGCAATGCGGCTGCCTGTGCCTCTGCGGCTTTGCGTTGGGGGGAGGGATGCCGTTTGGTTTGGACGGCGCTTTGTTGCAGTTTGCCCATCACCTTCTGGAAGCGCGGGTCCTTTGCCGCCTTGGGATCTTTCAATGTAATGGCTGGTCCGGCTGATGAGGAGGCCAGTAAGGATGGGGGCATTTGGACGCGGGTTGGGGCAACGGCTGCCCCAGAGGCTCGTGCGGGTCCTGGACTCCTTCGCGCTGCTTGGGACGATCGGATCGGTGATCCTGGACTCCTGCGTACTGCATGGGGCAATCGGGCAGTGGCACGCGCTGGCCCTGGACTCCCTGGTGTCGCCTGAGACGGTCGAGCCGTGGAGGCGGTAGGAGCCGGGCGAGTGCGCGGCGCAGTCATTGCCATTGCGTTTTACCTCCCGCTGCCGTTCAATGTTGCCGTATAGTTGTGGCGCAGTGGGCAGATGCCACCCAGTTTGCGATATTCGCGCTGAACCGCTTCTTCGAGATGCTGGGAGGTCATTATTCCTTCGTCATGAAGTGACAAGAGAGATGCATGCAGAACGGCATTGCGAATTTGTCCACCAGTGAGTATGCACCTTGCAGCAACCTCTCTGAGCAACGCTGGTTCAATGCTGTGCTGTTTCGGCAAATGGAGTTGCCAGATGGCCCAACGTTCAGTCGCTTCCGGTGGGCGAAATTCAACCACAATATCCATTCGGCGCTGGAAGGCGCTATCGATGCGGTCGTTGGCATTGGTGGTAACGATCAGGATACCCTCAAATTCTTCCAGGCGTTGGAGTAAGTAGTTCGTCTCCAGATTGGCATAGCGATCATTCGAGGTTTGCACATTGGTACGCTGAGTCAGTAATGCATCTCCCTCATCAAGCAGCAGAATGACATCCATCTCTTCAGCACGCGCAAAGATCTGGTTGAGGCTCTTCTCTGTCTCGCCGATGTATTTATTGATGACAGATGAAAGATCTAGCTTATACATGTCCATTTGGAGTACTGAGGCGAGCAGACGGGCGGCCAGGGTCTTGCCTGTACCACTTGGCCCACTTAGAAGAGCGCGTACACCTTTATTGAGTTGTATGCTGAGTGCAGCACCAACGGCAGTATGCAAGTGTTCGCGATAGCGGCACCTCTCTTCAAGATGCGAGAGTTCGCGTAACGTCTCTGCGTTGACCGCGAGCAAAGACCAATCGCCTGTAGTTTTTACGTGCGTGGCAAGGGTTTCAAGTACCTGCCGATTGAGAGAGCGACTGGCTTGTTGTACATCCTGTAATGTGACGGTGGTATGTCCCGCTAAACTCGCGTAGGATTGTGCAAGATGTGCCACACGTCGAATATTGCCGCTCGTCAAACACAGGCGTTCGCTGATCTCTGCTAGATCTGAAGAAGCATGAGTGCATAGGCTGTGTTGCCAGTGATGACGACGTGCTGCAATCGTTGGCATATCAATGGTTAGAGTCAACATGCGTTCGGTTCCTGGACCATGCACGCCACCTTGCTTGCCCAAAATAAGTCCAAGCGGCCCCATATATCCGTGCAAAGTTGGTAAGTCCAGGGTTTCGCCTGGGGCAAGGTCGAGCACAATGACTGGGAGGGCATGGAGTATGGTGGAGAGAGGTCCTATGAACCGCCAACGCTCGTCATCGCTCTTACTTAATCCAACCACTTCTAGTAAACCACGCTCAAGCTTGTAAGCAATAGCCCCCAGAATAGTACGTCTCCCATTATGCAGTGGACCACGTAGAGCAAGAGCCTGGACTTCACCGTTTGCTAGTAATGGTGGTAACGTAGTGCATGCATGCTGGACGGTCTCATCGATTACCAATGCTTCGATAGGCAATAATTGTGCAGGTGGACGATAACGCAGCCATGACTCCTGCACCCGTGGCGTGTCCTCACGCAGGACATCCCAGAGTAGACCCGGAATCTGTAATGCCCACTCGATACGCGGGCTGTCAGGATTGACAACGGAGACGAGGCCCAAGTCTTGCAATTGGTGCAACATAGCGCGTATGTTTGTGCAGTCGGCAGGTTCACGCCACCACGCATGTAGCAGACCAAGCGTTGGGCGGTGCTGACCCACCAGTCCATGTACAGCTTCAAACAGCAGGCCAAAGCGTGCGTCCTCTTCACTCAATCCAATACTCATAAGCAAAACGAGCGATGTATAATCAAGTTCAGCTCTATCGCATAAGGCACGTAGCGGGAGATGAGTTGTGATATCTTTTTCCCAGCCACATACCGCGTCACGCCAATCTTGCTCTGCATCCATCTGGTCTGTTCCCTCCAGACCATAGCTCATCAGTTCATTATGGTAGGCGATGAGGAACGGAAACTGCTCGAAGAGGGCTTCTTGCGTCTCGAAAGATTGCGCGACCTGCTCCAGTAGGTGCAATACAGCTGCATAGAAATAGAGCTTAAAGTGCTCTGCCGCTGTCATTGGAAGTTGTGCAAATGGATTTTCTTGCAAAACGTATTGCTCCTGTGTTAGAAGAATGTTCAAGAAAAATAGAACGAAATAAAGCGTCCTGCGGCTGGCACCCAGCCAGGATTCCGGTCAAGTCCTGCCAGGCGAATTTCAATGGGCAACGTGTTCAATGAGAAAAAAACATCGAGATGCGTTGCTGTCAGCCGTACATGTGCATCATGAATGACCAACATTGGAGCAATCTGTTCTTTTGCGTCCAAGTTGAGTGCACGCTGTAAACGTGCACAGATAGAGGGCATGAGCCAGTTGAGCCAACTTTGAAATGGCTCTTCTCCATGTTCAAATTTTTTCTCTGTAGCCCATTCCTCTTCGTCCCCGCTGAACTGTTTTAACCATTCCGGAGGTATCTGCCATATATCAGGTGGCGTGAAGTCTTTTCCAGGAGCATCTTGTACATCGCGCTCTGCCAGTTGCGCGAGTAAAGGCCAGATTGGGTCTTGCTTGATAGCTTCTCCAATAAGCTCCAGGCCAAGCAAGGCGATAAAATCCCAGATAGGTAGCTCAATGCCTACGTTCATTGGAGAGGTAAAGTCGTTATAAAGATTGAGAAAGAGTGCAAGATTGATGAGATAGAACAGGCCACCAAAGACTGTATCGATGTGTATCTCTGGTGGGGTTTCATCTATAGCCGGTGTGCCTTGCGCCACAGGTGGGCTTGCCCCTGCCTTCCATTCTCCGCCTTCTCCTGTCTTCCCTTGCCCAACAAGAATGGAAGGCTCATCCTCAGGGGATGGACCGGCGCGAGGCACGATCCCTACGGCCGCTGCCTTCCATTCTCCGCCTTCTCCTGTCTTCCCTTGCCCAACAAGAATGGAGCGTTCATCCCTCTCTGTCGAGGTTTCATCTGTAGGTCCGAAGAAAGGGGCCGTAGGGATCGTGCCTCGCGCCGGTCCATCCCCTACAATGATGGGACGCCCATCCCTGGCTGGCAAAGGTGCCTGATCGTCAGCAATAGCTGTCAGTGCTGTGCGTTGCCAACGCTGTACGGCCTGAGCAAAGGATTGTGTGCGTAGCCTCATTGGGGCACGTTGTAGCATCAAGCCAATTCCCAGCAGGCATTGTTGATCACTGTAGGGGAACAATTCATTATACCCGCCTTCTGGTACAATATGTTGCCAGGGCGCAACCATTTGGGTATCATCCTGCTCCCCTTTGCCGTAGCGGCGGGCTTGCTCCGCCTTCCGATTACCTTTCAGAACAAGATCTGTATCGTTTTCAGAATTAGAGAGAGCTTGATGGAGTGCAGATAATGAAAATGTATGGATGATTTTTCGTAGTAGGAGACGAGCATTATCATGGCTTAATGAACGTACAAAAGGAATTGCCAGACTACGAACAGCTAAATATTGTAAAGCAGCGGGGGCATATATGGGAGAGTCGAGCCATGTTGGAAGGAGCATGGACGTAACATCACTGGTCTTAAACAAGCTTTTCCACCACCAGCGAGTGGGAAGGAGTCCTTCATACCAATCGGTGGTCATACATGCGAGCAGTTCGGCAGTATCGTTGAAGACAATAGCCTCACTGTTGGCAGGAACCGGACCGAGGATAGGACGGGCTGCATGCCGTATCATCTCTTCTAAAACGGTATTGATAGATTGCTCCCAAGCATGGGGAGGACGACCCCCCCCATGCAGTAGGGATAATGACACATGACGCGGAGCACGCAGTGTCCGAATACAGACAATAGCGGACGGGGCGAGTCCTGCAGGCTGAATATCAGTCGCATGCAAAAGATTCGCCATATGGATCTGTGTCAAAGTAGGGTCAAGACCCACGCCTTTAACACGCGTAAGCCGTACTACTGTTGTGTTTGCTTGCCAGAGCGTCGTCATGCACATCCTTCTCTCAACCACTAACTACAAGCGTAGGCGGTGGGACCGTCCCAGTCGAGTGGTGCCAGGTCCCAGCGCCAGTAATGAGCCGTGCGTCCGTCAATTCTCGCGGCAACCTCAAAGTCGCCAGGACCAGGAATATTTGGATTGCTAGACATCGTGAAGTTGCTCTGCAAGAGCGAAACTGCCGTCACGTTGCCTTTTCCAAAGGTTGCCACTTCTTTCCAGGGGAATGTCTTAGGCTCATCATTGTTGCGCCAAAGATGAACCATGCCTCCCTTGATCGAAGGTGTGACGACCTCAAAATTTCCCTTACTGCCGAAGTTACTCTGGATGAAGCCAGGAATACCTGTTGCACCCTCATAGAACTTGACTGGATCGCTGTCACTCCACTTGAAATTTGGTCCGTCGTCACGCCAGAAGTGAATCAGATCCTCTTTAACGCGGGCGATGACTTCAAGATGTCCCGGCTGAGGCTGTCCAATGTTGCTCTGAAGCAATGCTACTGCTTCGACCTGCCCTAGCCGTTTAGCGAAGAAGGTTCCGCCTTGCCATTGAGGACGAGCAGCATCATTATCACGCCAGTAATGAACAATACCCCCTTCCTTGAGCGGGATGATGAGTTCAAAGTTGCCTCGTTTGCTAAGACTACTTTGGATGAGTGCAGGATTGCCCGAAACGCCCTGTGTGATGATTGTTGTAGGGCCATTCCAGCGGGAACGAGGATTCGCTCCTCGCCAGAAATGTACAAGACGATCTCCCACACGGGCAATGACTTCCAAACTGCCAAGAGGACCGAAGTTGCTCTGGATGAGTGCTACGGCGTCAACCTGCCCTAGCTCCGTGCCGAATATTTCAGGCCCTTCCCATGGAAGATTTTGAGCATCGTTGTTGCGTAGACAATTGGCAAGTCCTCCCTTGGCAGAGGGAACTACCAATTCAAAATTCCCCTTCGTACCAACAGTGCTTTGCACCATAAAGCCACTGTTCCTCGCGCCTCTGGGCCGTTCTAATCCTTCAACTGAGATGGTGACCTTCGCAGCTTTCCCATCTGGAATCTTGGCTAGCCTATAGTAATTGAGGGCGATTTGCTCTGCACCTTGTAGCCTATGATCCCAGCCAAAGAGAGGGCCGTCATGGAGCAAGAAGAAGCCGAAACTGGGCTGAATATGTACTATATCGCGTTCTACACCTCCCAAGGCAAGCTTTTGCCCAGTGGAATGGTAGACGTGGACACGATATGTTGGCATGTCAGCCTTGGCGGCATCTTTTAAGCTAAAGTTTCCTTCCTGTACCTTTCTATTTAATTCGGCACGCTGCTCCTCTATGCTAAGAGGGCTGTCCTCCTTCTGATCAAACTTGCATGGATTACTCTCGATGTGACTTGGGAGATTAAGCCTCTCCACGTACAGGTACACATCGCGATGAGCATCCGCTGTTTCTGGTAGGCCGGCAAGACTGATTTCGGCGTCCTCAGTAACTAATGATGCAGGTACGAAATTCATATTCTGCACAGTACTGTCACTGTCGAATGTAATATCTATATCCGAGCTAAGCTGGACAAGCATGCATTGGTGCGGGTTCAAGGTCCCGCCAGTCTTATACTTATCACGCTCTGGCTGGGTCAGCGTCCAGCCCTGGGAAAGTATCGGGTGTCCTGCAGGTAGGGCGGGCAAAGCAGGAATACCGATATTATTGGCAACGTGATGTCCAACAGGAATATCATCCCAGGCTGCCCCGGTAAACAGTGAACCCCAATTCGCTAACCTGAATCTTGCGAATATCGTGTTTGCAGGAATAGGTCCACCTGTATTGTTCGTGGGATTCGCAAAGAAGAAGTTGGCTTTGTTCAGGTCGATAGTGGTGGGATCGACGGTAGGGTCGGTGGGGTCCATTCTGCCAACTCTGCCGAAATCGAGCGAAACGCCTTGCGCGGGACAATTTCCGAGCGTAACAGTTCCCCAAGGAGCAGTAGGTGCATCAGGATTGGGGAGCACAAGTGGATTGGTTATCCCACCTGAGACATCATAGTCGTGTGCGGCATTGCTAGGCCAGGTGATCTGCTTTACTTGGAGTGGTGTGGGCATTGCTATGGCAAACGAGTACCATATCTTAAAAGATGTGCCAAGGGTTGTCGTTGGTCCATTTGCTCCCTGTTTGACAATTGGTATGCCAAGAGGAATTTTCATTTGGAAGGCCCAGGGTATACTTGGTTGGTTTGGATCGAATGTCGGACTGCTTGCCCAGAGGCGCGTATCCTGTAGCCATGTACCTAATACGTTTCCATCAGGATTAGGTGTATTCCACGTTGCTGCAGTACCTGTCCCGGTCCTCGTATAGGTGGGCGTGATGTTAAAGTTTGGTCGATCAAGCCAATCTCTGGTACCTGGTGGATTCCCTTGCACTTGCAAAGTGAGCTGGACGATAAACGCTGGTCCACTACCGCCGTGGGCGGGGTCGGGCACGAAGCCGACATAGAGGATATCCTGGTTATTGTTTGCTCCGTCCATATCGAGCTTAACTTGCCAGGACAAGTATAGGAATGTTTGACTCTGATCCGTTAGTGCCCGAAACTCCGCCTCGTTGCTTCCGTTATCATTGAATGTTTGCTCAGTTGTGCCTCGCCAACGTGCATCATCCAACGTTTTGTCTTGCCTCATGGCTCCAAGAAGCCAGTTGGGTGGCTGATTATTTTCAAATGGCACGCCTATAGATTTTGGAATGCATAGGTTTAACGACATGGAAAATCTCCTTTTACTTATTGCTGTGCATCGCTCTTACTGAACAATTTCAGGAAGAGGTGTGTCGCCTACAAACTAAGCCGATACTAACTTAAAGGAAACAAGTTGATCATTCGGTGTTCCCTGGCGTTTGATATGAATCTCTAGCATACCTGAAACTGGTGTCGTATTAGGGGTCGGTGTAATAAAGACGCTAGGTGTTCTTCCTGTTTGGCCTCCTGGTGGTATTTCTGTAGATGGAATGGTAAAAGGCGTTTGTGTAACCTGAGTCAAGATGATATTCCAGTTAGCAGTTGGTGCTACCGAAACGATTGTAAGGTCGTATGTTCCAGGCTGTGTGAATGTCGCGTTGATGCCGACCAATACTCCATTCGTTGTCACCTTCAGAGTATTTGATGCGCTGTCGTATGCAGTGGCAGGACTGATACCACCCAGAGTCATGCTGATGGTGCTATCTCTCACGCTTGGCTTTTCTAAAGCGGCAAGCCTACCTTCCAACTCGGTCAATTTGTCCAAGATGCTTGTCACAAAAGTGACTGTGATAAGCTCACCCGGTTTGGGTGGTGTAATACTCATCAGTTTTCCTCCTTTATTGTCTATGCCTATGAATTTGTTGTCGCAAAGTTGCTGTATTGCCAGCGTGCAATGTTGTATTGAGCATTTCCTTGATAGGGAATATGACCTGAGACGAAGAAGAGATAGAGCTGCGGCGGGTTTGCCGCACTCTTGTTGATCGTTTGGATGTTTTCTCTTATCCAATAGGTCCAGAGCATCTCTTGTTTGCCCAGGTCAATTGGTTGATACGATAACGACATACGAATTATGTGCTCGACCTTAGCACCTTCAATAAAAACAGGGTCTCTATGTACTACTCCATCAAGAAATTTGGTATTAAAGCCTGCTAATATAGTGGAACTGCCGAATGTTCCGCTCAACGGTATCATGCCGACTGTCGGCAAATAACGAAAGTAATCCGTAATTCTCAATGCAGCAAACTTGTCCTGTGCAAGATTCAGTGTGAGAAGTTGCGAAAGAGTTTGCGAGATGTGTTCTTGGAATTGGAGACTGATCATCTCTTCATTTAGCGGGTATCCCCCACCTGGGGCAAGGGGCCAGTATTGCGATGGTGGACCAAGAACGGGGCGGCGACGCACAGAACCCATATCGATAAACTGAATGCCGTTTATCGTCCAATACAACAGGGCGAGCGGAACGTCACAATCGGTTAGTTTCTTCTGCGTTCTAAGTGCTGCTAGAGCACCGATATCACTGTAGGGAGAGGCTCCATCTGCTGTCTGCTTGAAAGGATCGATAACAAAGCTGTTACGTTCCTCCGTGCCAAAGCAGAGATGTGCAAGCAGATTTCTCAACCTGGAAAGAGAGGCAGGGTCGCTTTGGGTGACTCCCTGGTTGAGCAATGTTTGTGCATCGTCGATCAGTACCTGCACATTGCTATTGACATTTGATAAGGTGCTTCCGTCGAGTTGCACGAGTCCGAAGCGAACGCCTTCTATTTTGTAGCGACTGCCACAGGCGGAACCTCCTCCTACGTTGGTGGCTAGTCCACTGACTTGTGCTTGCCCGATAAAGCCGGAGGCGGGACTGAGCACTAGTATATAGACGCCAGCACCCGTGGCAATTGGCGTATTTTGTGGTGGCTCACAGGTACCGAAGAGTCCAGCGCTGGAGGGTTGCCTGTCGCGGGTGGCGACGAGCGAGACATCGATATTTTGAGGCAACGTGAGATATTGCCCGTTGCGGTTGATGGCGGCACCAGGGCATACATGCACAACCGCTTTTGTCTGGTCTGTTGAGGGTGTTCCGTCGGATGTCACCTCCAGGCCCTGGAGTACTCCATCACCGATGGCTTGCCCCAGGCGGCGGCGAGCCTCGTTATTGGCGTCCTTCTCCATGATCAGGTCTTCGCTAGAGAGCAAACGCCCATTGAAGAAGTTGATGGAAGGCAGACCATTGTTGAGAATAACCTGATTGAGTTGTACGATATCTGTTTGTTGTGTGACCATGTTCTCTACTCCAATTAGTCTCATCAAGCTATCTGGCTAATTTCAACTATAAAGCCTGTCGTCGTTGCGCTCGTCACATTCGCCGCCTGTCCCACGCGCACAACCCAACCGCTGGTAATAGTCTTTCCTATAGCTGTAAGTGCATTCACTAAGCTGGTATCAGTGGTAACTGATGGAATGTACTCAAAGATCTGTGCTGGTATGAGAGTGGCTGTGGTGGTAGTGGCGTTGGCAATCGGCGTGCCTTTCACAATGTACTTGCCATTCTGTTGAAAGCCTCCTTCGAGCAGGAAGAGATTCTGGTTAGGCGCATTGAGCTGAGTGGCTGTCAGCGTGTTGTTCGTGACTAAGCTGTTAAACACGTTGGTGACAGTCAGTTGTTTATTTGCATTGGCCGGAAACTGAAACGTGCCCGCCGCAACTATTGAAATGGGAGGTTGAGCAGGGCCATTCAGTAACCATTCTTGCAACAGACGCATGGGGATCAGGTAAGGACGATGTGGGTCTACGTTTATTATCACACTTGTGTTTCCGCTGGTCACGCTCCAAACTCCGTTGGCATCTTTGCTGACTTGTATATCCACTTCTGCCAGCGAGAGGCAGGCTTCCTGCGGTGCATCGCCAAAATTTGTGTTCTTCTCGCGCCATAAAGTGGTAAGTTGTGTCGCCCATATGCGGAAAGCACGACTCATGTAGTCACTTGCTTGTGCCGCGGGGATACGGACAGGAGGAGTATCAGCTGGATCAAATGTGTATGTGAGCACTGGGGCACCTGTGACGGGTTTGATACGACCAATAGCCGTTTCAAATTGATTTGTGGATAAGAACGGTGCGCTATTCACGACCTGCACCTGCTTCAACAAGGCAATGAATGCGCGTATGGCCTCTTCTGCTTGCTGGTCGGGTGCTGTGACTGGTGGCTTCGCATTTGGGTCGATCAGGCGCAGCTCCAGACCAAAGTCGTCGCTCAGGCGTGATGGGCGCAAGATGTCTTTTTCGTCGCGGCAGGGTTCACCGGGAATGGGTACCTCGTCTGTTGGCAGGTTGTTATAGCAGAGGACGACATAGGTAGTCAGCTTACCGCTTGTAGCAGCACCGAACATGGGATCTAGTTCAGACTTGCGTTGGGCAAGCCAATCGTTGATGTTGGCACACTGATCCAATGCGATACGCACAAGTTGGCCCTGCGGAGTGATCGCTACTCCAGCAGAGACATTGATGCGTGGATTGCTGGTGGCTGTGACTGGATTTGTGCCATCTGTTGTGACTTGCAGTCCACTGATGGTGCCGTAGCCGATCAGGTCGCGTACTAACCATTGGTTGAGCGCGGATAGATAGGTGAATTCCTGTGTGAAGTCATCTACGCCCAGGACCATGCCCACCGCATAGTTGACGTGTTTATGCGGGTCCGGTGGAGGAGCCGTCGCCTCTGCCAGCTTTGTCGCGAAATCAGTCATTTTGTGTTTCTCCTCTTGCATATGGTGCTATCTATCTGGCCAATGCATCTCTGCTTACAATTTGCCGATCAGTAATAGTTTGTGGGTAGTTTGCCGCCAGCGTACTTTCTCCGATGTAGTTTTGCCCCAGCATGAGCGGAGGCACGCGGCTACCGCTATCCAGGATGGTATCTTCGCCGAGGCGTGCTTCCGCGACCCTGAAAGCGTTCCAGTAAAAGCGAATGTCAAATTGTGTTTGCGTTGGCTTTTCTTGTATGATGATGCGTTTCGCCAGTGCGTAACGCTGCTGATATTTCTCGATATTGGCAGTCTCAGACCGGGGCACGGGCAGCAAGACGACAAAGCGATGTGCCGTGTTGCGCATGGACAGCACGACGGACTCAAATTGATACCAGTCCAGGAGTGGCTTGCCGTCACGTGGCAATTGCGTTGGTAGCGTTATATCCTCAAATGAAAGTATGTTTGTAAGGTATGTGTCGTTATACGCCTTGATGGTCTGATAACGGCGTGCTAAGAAGTTGTGCCACAGCGTCGGATTCACCGTTGTGATTGAGGGAACGAAGCCGAGCCGATGTTGCGAGAATTGTTGCCAAGCTGTTGATGTGTTATCTCCTGGATCTGTTATGGGAAATAGCAACGTTCCCTGGTCATCGGGCCTGGTATCCAGTGTGTATAAGTGGTTGAGCACGACCCCACCTTGCTCTGGCGTCCAATGGTCCTTGGGCGAAACAAGACGTACACCGCTCAAGTCGGTAGTATCGCCAAACAGAATCCCTGGCGTCTTGCGCGTCTTATACTTCTCTATAATGCGAATGTGCGACATGCTCGATGAGAGGTCGGTAAAGATGCTCTCATTCGCGCAGCTGTCAAGCACGAGACGTAGGGCCATTTGTAGCCCACGAATGGTACCACGATATTGGAAAAAGTCCATTGCGTGACGAATGAAAAGCCGTTTTCTTTGCTCATCCCATCCTGGGATAAGGAGCACACCGAACCAGCCCGCGAGCCAATCGAGCAACTCTGGCGGTGCGCTATAGGCGTTGAACAGGACTTGAATAGCAGCGATTTTGTCTTCAATACTCGTATAGAAGCCCTCGAGATTTGCCAGATAGCGGTCAAGGAACGAGGCCGACTGCCTGTCTTCGCGATAGGTGGCGGGTAGGTAATGTTCCAGGTAGGAGAAGCGTGGATAATAGGCACGCAAGGCACTGATGCGCGGTGTGCTCCGTTCATTGCCCTGTAGGACGAGTCTCAATTGTAGATAGCGACCACGCGCATTTTGAAAAAGCAGTTCCCAGGTGCCGCGATCTGTTGTGCGTGGCTCTGGCATGTATGGTAGTTCTGAGCCGTCACGACGCAGATATAAGGCTGGCTCAGCTTGCCATATGGCACGAGCCAGTTCTTCCTGGCTATTGGCAGCTCGGCTGGATACTTGAATGCTGGTTTCGGCAGGAATACAAGCATCGAGCAGGAGCCGATGCCAGGCACAATCAGGTACATGTCCATCAAAGGCGTTTCCACTCGATGTCGGCTTCGTGCCGGCTGCAGATGGTGTAGAGTCTGCGATGGCCGTATACAGAATGGCCAGTTTCTCATAGCGGAGGCGCGCTTGGGAGATGAGCGGGGTCCAGCTCTCAGCGAAATCGTAATAGACCTGCTCACAAAAGGTTGCCAGTCCTTTGCCACCAAAGAGGCGCATTGGGAAATAGTGTGTGATCGGTTGCAGTTGCAGTTCCCCATCTTTGAGGTAAGGATGGAACACAAATGCTTGCTCACCTCGTGAAGAGACGACAAACAGCAGATCGGGTATCTCAAGTGTACCATCATCAGCGGTGTGTTCTGGTACAAAGGCAAAGTCATAACCAATGAGTGAGAAGCCTGTTTTGTCCTCAAGTACGCTCGTTATTATATTAAGCGAGGTCACGCTCATTTGTTGACCGTCGAGATAGCGATAGATGTCAGAAAAGTCGTTACCCGTTTTATTGTCAAGAATAAGAATGCTGCAATCCGGTAATGCTTCTATGGCTACAGGATTCGCTAGCGGTAAGGCTACTGCGTCATTCACCGAGATAGGGCGTGTATAAGCTGCTGTTGTGAGGCGTGGTGGTGAACCCCCATTCTTTGGTTGAAAGATGTCATTTTGATCGGGCGACGGCGTGCTCTGAAGTTCTTTCACGATGTTGAATTGACGGTCTAGTCGCCAGTAGCGTTTGTTGATACGATCAAGAATACAGACGCCACCACCAGGCATGGCAGTGATATCAAATGGCTCAAACGCAATATCAGTAGGCCAGAAGAGTTGACGTGGTGCACCGCTACTGTGCAAATCGAAGATAAGTAGGCCACGTTGTGGTTGTACAACGCCAACCACAAGATAATGATGTTCCGAAACGGTCAGTCCACTCAGACTGTACGGAACAGGTACTGGCGGTGACACGATCGCTTGAAAGGCACCTTTCGCAACAGGAGTAGCAGGTTCTACAAGATCATCTGCTGACCAGAAATGCGAGGTTGTGCCAGTCCCTACAGAGTTGACGCGTATCTCGCTACGGATCTCATCAATCCAATACCAGTTGCCGTAGCGATCACTGCTAGCTCCGCGCCGTTGCTCAAACGCGAATTGTGTAGGTTTAGCGTTTGGGTTGGTAAACAGGAAGAGTTTTGAGGTTAGAGAAATTTCCTGGCGCACGTCATCCCATTCCACTGCCGCTCCACTCACGTTGGCGTTGACTGGCTCCTGCTCCCACTGCTGACGAAGGCGTGTCTGTCCTTCTGGACACGTCGTAGGCTCTCCGTAGCCGAGCAGAATCCATGCCTCTTGCAACGAATCGTTGGTGGGCCTGGGTAGCGGAGCCACGGGTATAGTTGGTCCTTGCCCTTGCTCATCTTTTGTATGATCGCTGCACCTGGCCCAATCATTATAGCCAAGGAGCAGCTGAAAATGCGTTCCGTTTACGTCCATAGATCAATAACATTCCTCTGGAATTACAGGTATCGGCATGTATCCGGGTGTCTGGGTAATGGGTGTGCTCTGTCCTTGTAGTTGTGCCAGGTCAAGCGCGTTGCCTACAGTTACTGCGATGCCCGCGATACGTGGCAATTCAAGGCCATTCATTTCAACTTGTGGTGCTGAAGTTGTGCTAGCTGTGAGTAGTACGTCATTCACAAACACGACGCCTGGGACACGACTAGCAACGGCTGCCAACTCGGCTGCGAGCACAGTTTTTCCTCTGGGCCATCCTTTGTTGGCGTTAAATGGCTGCTGCGTACTGAGTATGGGTACTGCGTCGTCTAACTGCACATCCGGGTTAGCGGGTAGTGGTGAAAGAAACGTGATAAGCGCGCTTTTGACGGCTTCACGCACCTCTGCAATACTCGTACCCGCGATGACGTTGATGCCGATAGAAACCCAGATGGGCTTGTAGATAGGGCCACGCACAAACACCTCGGTTGTCACAAGGCGACGCGGATCCAGGTATGCACAGATTGCAGCGAGAAAATGATCGTTCGCCTGTGGTGCGTCTGGCTGAAGTGGGTCATAGCGTGGAATGACCATCAGCGTGACCGCTCCTGGCGCATCGCCCGCCTGGTTTGGTGCCAGTTCGGGATGGAAGGTTGGGATGACATCCACGCGCCCGATATCTACTCCTGGAGTGCGTAGCGTGATAGCTTCAAAATCTGCTACGTTCACCAGACGGTCTCGATGTTGCAGATAGCGTGAAATGTGTTTCTCGCCTTCATCGATAGTTTCCGCATCAGTTCCACCCCAGGTCGGAAGCGGGTTGTTGGCAACAAAACCGCCAGAGAGGACGGGAATACTGCTAATAGCGTTCGGGCCGACATTGCCGCCACTACCCATACTATAAGCGTAGTCAGCACGCATAGTTGCTCCCGCCGGTGGGCGCATGCCATGCATTCCATCGCCGAAGCGTATTTTTCCCGATTCTGGATCGAGCACGAACACCTTTGACAAAGTGTTGATAGGATGTGTGGTGCCTGGTGGAAGTCGCAGGTCTGGCACCGCTACCTCTGAACCCGCGCTCATGAGGTCGTCGATACGCTGCCATTCCCCGGTGACGGTATTATTTGCCGAAAGCGTGGTGGTGACGGTCAGGTGGACGGAGCCGGGAACAACGGGCGTTTTTGAGAGCGTCACCACCTGGTCTGGTTCTCCTATGCCATCAGGGAGCAGTTCATTCACTACGAGCGCCTGTTGTATGGCAGGTACTGCGTTGATTCCAGCCCAGAGCAATTTGACGGATGCTGTCGTGGGCGATGTGACACGTATCCAGGTGATGACGCGCTGATTGACCTGCGTATCCTCTATTGCGGGTGGAAACTCATCTGCTCCAGCCTCTAGGGGGTCTAGATTCGTCCATATATCAAGTTCTGTTTCTATCGGCAGGGTAACCTCTACAATGCCAGGTTGCTCAAGTACATTCGTCGTTGCCCGTGCATCAAGTGGTCTATAGGATGGCCTCCGTTTGTCTTTGTCGGACGGTAAGGTTGTACCCTGCGGGAAGGTGGGCAGCAAATATTGTAGGAACAGTGTGCCTTCCGGGTTGGCCTGCCCTGCGGGAAGCAGTTGTCGTCCGGTATCAGTAAAAATAGGTACAATGCCCAGGCTGAGTGTTTTGCCCGCGATTGCCTTCCTTGCATTTAGTCTGTCTTCATTGGGACGTGCTAGAAGCGCAATCCACAGGGAATGGTCGACGGCATCTTGTCCGAGATCAATGCCAGTATTGCCGCGCTGTGGAAAGGGCTGTGTTTCATAGAGTAATGGCAAGACATCGCTTTGTCCAGTCATACGCAGATAGGGGCTATAGAGTTGCGTATAGTAAGCAATCTGTGTTGGGGATGGATTCGCTAATTTATGTTTATAATACATCTGGGCTTCGATTGGCAAAATGTCCAGACCTTCTTCCGTCCTGAAAGGAATCTGTCCAGCACGAACCTCTACATCGGCGTTCAAGGTGAAAGTCTGAAGTCCGCCGCTTTTGTTCGTGATCGTGATAAGACCGCGTGAAGGCGTTGCTGATTGCAGTGGGATTCCGAGCAGCGAAAGAAACTTGCGCCGGTTGCGATCAGGAATCTGGTTGACACGGTACAGTAAACTCTCGGTCAAAAAAGCCCATAGCTCAATGATGGTCACACCAGGATCGCTTTTATTGAAATTTGTCCATTCGGGATTATGGACGGGAATACGTACCAATGCTTCTTCGAGCAGGTCTGCATATTTGCGGTTATCGATTGGCTGTAATTCTAACGGCATGGACATACTCCCTACGCATTTGCAAATGTAACGTTCAAACTGACGCGCTCTCGTGTTTGTGTAGCGACCAGTCGATAGGTAACCGTCGCGATAGCCAGTTGTGGATCGTCGGTATCAGGCACGACGTCAACTGACTCAACATGGATGCGTGGCTCCCACTGCGCCAGCGCTTTTTCAATACGATCCTGAATGAGATGACGGGTAGTGACGGTATTCGGCTCAAACAGAAAGAGGCCGAGGCTACCACCAAAGTCAGGTTGCATCAACCGTTCATTCTGATCAGTTGTGAGGATGATCTGTATAGATTCCCGAACGTTAGCATCACCTTCGGACCACACCACACGTCCATCGGGTCCTACATGCGGCGGAAAGCTGATACCTTTTCCGAACAATTTTGATGCGTTCATCGTCAACCTCTTTGTTGTTTATTTCTTGCTGATTAATGGTATTGGGAAACAGATACGCACAAAGGGTAACCACCAGAATATGATGTTTAACAGGACGAGAAAAATCATGAGCACGAGTAAAGCGCAGATCGTGATAATAGGGATAGCCATCGAGCAGATAACGCCGAGATCGAACTCTTCGCCACTGGCAATATTGCCATCAATGACGCTTTTGAGATTTGTCACACTCTCCATCTGCTGACGGAGCTGATTAGAAATGACAAAAGAGACATTTTTCTTGAATTTGCGCAGATTCGCGATACTCGTATCGATGGGAAGCGAGATACGAATCGGGCGAGCTGGCGCATCAAAGTCAAAGAACGACGCAATTTCAAACGGGGTGCTGGCCTCACTGACAATGCTTTGCACAGCACCACAGCGCGTACGCTGATAAACGCAGCGCAAGCTGAAAAGTGGTGTACCAACTCCGGTTGAGTTGAGCTTGGGCAGTGGTACGAGATCATTGGCAGGTGAGTGCGCGTGTGCTTGATACGGTCCAATAGCATTCTTTACCGTGTCAGACAATTTTTGTAAATCAATCTTGGTGTATCTGAGATTGTAGGTAGGGAGCGTGGTAGCTGTCCCACCATCCAGGCCTATAATAACGTTGCGCTGATCCCACACAGTGCGTAATGCAGTCTGCCAGGTGATGGATGATGCTTTATCGATGTAGGATGTGCTAAGCAGATTATAAAGTGCTAGTCCCGCGCTATCTATTGGTGGCGTAGATGTATAGATTGCCGTCCAGAGCGATGCTACTGACGATGGATATTTTGCGAGAAATGTGGCACAATCTAGCAGTACAAACAGCGATGCCTCTTGCTCGTGCCGTTCCCGCTCAGCATCAATTTCTGTTTTCTTTCCTTGTAATTCTGGTGGCAATGCCTGTATGGGCGCTTGTAAGTGCAGCTGTATCAGATCGATAATATTGCTCTGAAACTCATCCATGCGCGGGTCTGTTGCCGTTTTTGCGGGCACGCCAGGAGGCGTTGGCGCAGGCGTATCAAATGGCGATGGAAGCTTAGTTGCTGTAGCCTTAAATGACTCACGGCTGGACGTGGGAATGAGGCCAACCAGCAAACGCCGGCGTTGCCGGTTCTCTACAAAGTTGACAGGAAACAGTGGAAGCAGTTCTTCTTGCTCTGCAAGAGTATGCTCTGTTCCATTCTGTAACATGAGCCACGTTTTGCTATTGGGCGATTCCGAGGTGCTAACCCAGGCAAACTCCGTTAGGTTATCCAAGCTGATGCGACGGCGCAACACAAAGCCGACTCTTTCGGCTTGTGTTGTATCAACAACCTTATCGGGTAGCCCAACGATGCGACAAACGAGATTAGCAGCAATCAAACAGAAGTGTCCATGGGTGGGTTGATAGAGCTTTAATTGTGCTGGTGGAGGTGGAGTATCCCCGATTTCGCCGGGCAATAGTTCGCGAAAGCTTTCGGGCACGGCCTGATGATTAGAAAGGTCCGGCACTTCTTTTTGTAATTGCCGTGCAAGGTCTTCCATGAAGGTATCCGACGCGAAGCGCAGGATGGCTGGTTGCTGTATCTGCGCGGGTGTTTGCTGTGGTGTTTTCCACAGTGGAGACGCCGTAACCCATTGTACTACAGGTTCTGCTGCCATGTTATCACCAGATATTTCCAGCCCCAGGCGTGTAAGAGGTACTTACAACGCTATTGGTAATGACCGTATCGGCCTGTACGACTCCACTAAACTTCGACATTCCTGCGTTGACGGTGAGCATGCCCGCCGAGATTTCAGCGTTGCTAGCCGTAATCGTGACCTTCGCGGACGCTGACACCGTCACGCCGCTAGTGCCCAGCTTGATGGAATTGCCATTGCTATCAACCACCTCAACCGCTCCTGGCCCATCTTTCAGCGTGATCTTCTGTCCACCAGGTGTCTCTAGTAGAAGTGTTTCCTGCCCATCTGTATCATCAAGTGTAATCTTGATGCCTTTACGCGAACAGAGGACTTTGCGATAATTATTGCCCCCACCATCCATAGAGGCAGGTGGGTCATCTTTGCCATTCCAAAGGCCACCGATGACATAGGGATGGCGGGGGTCGCCCCCTTCAAAGGTAATCAACACTTCATCGTTCACATCGGGTATGAACCAGCTGCCGCGCTTATTGCCGCCCATCAATGTGGCGATGCGGGCCCAGGCTTCGTAGAGTTCCCCTTTGGAATCAGGCGACCAGGGCAGAGTGATTTTGACGCGTCCACGCCCGTCTGGGTCCTTAATGTCACTAACTAGCGCGGGGTAGACGCCGTACCAACGACCCCCTAAGCCGGTTGGTACGCGAGCATCAATCATCATTTCAAGTGGCATTTGTTCAAACACTGTGTCACCTATTCTCGTGGAGTAGAGAGCTTCTCTCCCACTCTGTTATGGTCTGCCAAGACCGGGACGTTCGGCAGTAAACTCACTACGAATACCATTCGCGCCATCAAAAAGGTGTTTGACTTCCGAGACATAATATTTGCCATTGAACAATGGGCCGAGTCCATCCAGGTCAATGGTATTGCCAACACGCAACTGGCTGGTCGTCTCGGCGATACCATGTCCTGTCACAAAGCGGCGTGCGCTGAGCTTAAAGTAGGCTTCCGCGATAGCCTGGGCCTCCTGTCCTGTCAGGGGAGCCGTATGTACTAGCGATTCCTTGCGTTGCCCAAGTGCGGAAGAGAGGACGCTCGCTCCGCTCAAGCCGCCATTTAACTCGCCGTTGATGATCGAATCGGTTGCCTCGTGCTGCAACCCACTTTTACTCGTGACATCCCAACCATTGACGGTCACGCCCGTGCGCTGCATCGCCAGGTCTGCCAGTACGGAGAACTCGCGCAGGTCTTTTCCATAGCTCATCTTCAATGCCCCATGTGCTCGATTGGTGCGGGGTTGCGCGTGCAAGGTACTGCCTTCCATCCATACCTCTGCGTCAATAGCGCGGGCGCGTTCACGTAGAAAGGCGAGGTCGCTCTGATTCACCTGGGCCAGTACTTTGTATTTCGGGCCGTGTACATCAACGCTGGGGCTTAATCCGTGTTCGTTAGCGATCTGTTTGATGACATCGGCATCGCTCACATCGCCAAAGGTGCGTGTACGGCGCGTCATACGCAAGTCTTGAAAGCGGTCCTCAATGAGTAATGTGAGCGCGGGTGGGCTGCCCTGTGGAAATTGACCTTCGAGACCCATGATGCGCCCGTTGAACAGCACGTCAGTGCCGAGTTTGACCTGCATGGTTTTGCCGAAGTCGAGCAGACTGCGGTCAAAGTACAGGAATTCAATGCTCTTGTTTTTGTTGCCCCAGTTGCCAAACACGGCCTCGCAGCAATACAACCCATGCGTATCTTCCGCGATGAGCATGCTGAGCAGTCGTTGTGCTAGTTCTGGCTCGTCACGTCCAGCAATAGTGATGATTGGGCGAGCAATTCTGACAGTGTTATCCATGGAATCTTAAGTCGTTCTTCCAATTAATGGGCACGCATGCGTGCAAGACGGTGCATATGCTGTCGCACAACTCGATGAATATCATGTGCCGTAGAAGGCTGTTGTGGCTTCTGAGACTCGTCGGTGGGAGTCCCTAACGGTTTTGCGGCTGGTGGTGGCTCCGCGACAACCTCGAATTCGTTAATAATGACGGCCATGTTGTATACTCCCTTCTCGTGTATTCGAATGCTAGCGGTTAGAAACCGAGACATTCATGTCGATAAGCTGTCCTGGCGTAAGGATTCGAGGATTCTCAATGCCATTAGCGGCTGCGATGCCTTGCCAATCGCCCCCCTTACCTAAGCTCGCAGCGAGATTGGGCAAATTGGTATTCGCGAGAGCTGGTGTGAGTGGGCTGGTCCCAGGAGAGGGCAATGCGAGACCGCCACCACCGGATCCAGCTCGTCCTGCTGTTGGACGAATCACAAACTCCTGTATCTTCTGCTGTGAGAGGCTCAGATTCATACTAGCGCGTAGCGGTCTGCCATCGTTGGAAAAGAACTCAAGCGACTCGTCCAGTGAATCCATCAGGCCATCAAATTGAAATGACCCCCACACAAAGCGAATGGCTGGTGGGATGAATGTATTAGAGCCGGGTGGATCCTGCTTGGGTGTGATAAAGTATGCCACGCGTTGTGTCAGCTTGCGCACATCATCCACTGTTGGATGATCGTCAGGCTGTGGTACGGTAATGTCAAACCAGATTTGTAGTGACAGTTTGGTTGTGCCAGCACCGACAAACTGGCGTGGCGCCGGACCCGTTTTGTCGCCACCTCCATCAGGCGAGACAAGCTGGTTGGCAAAGGTCACTTTCAAGGTTTCCGGATTGAACTGCACCTTGGTCCATTTCTCTTTGTTTTTCTCGTTTTTGAAATCTGCGTCCATTTCTCGCAGTTCTGCTTTCTCTGGTTTGGTCACATCTGTCATCGTATTCCCTCTTACAATCCAACATTCATATTGAGGCCAATACCCGAACCCAGGCTGGGTTGCTTGAATGAAAGAGACTCATACACAAGCTGCAATTCTTCAATGGCAATCACTCCATCTTTGGCATTTAATGCAGGAGCCTTCAGTTTGGTAGGCAGACAGCGTCGAAGCAGGAAGCGAGCGCGTTCTGTCTGCCCATCGCCTGCGAAGAGCACAACTTCTGCGTCGGCGCGTAGCCCTATTTTATCTGGTAATAGCATGGTGCTAAACCAGGTCCACAGGTCGAATGAGTCGGTCATGCCGCGTTTTAAGGTCAGTTGACCATAGCTCAGTGGCCCCGTCAAGCGAATCTGTTGACCATTGTTGCCGCCCTCGCGAATCGTCTTGACTTCCATTGTCATCTCAAGCCCATCGCATTCAGAGAATGCAGCACTGCATATCTGAGGCGAGATGCCAGGGATGTTGATTTCGACCGCGAAGTTAAACGCAGTAAATGGATAATTCGGCATGGCGTACTTATCCTTCCGTAACCAAAGCGCGATCATTGGATTGTAGTAAACGTACCGTTAGAAAGGTGAGCGGCAGCGATGGCGCGACCTTTAACTCGACGATGAAACGTCCCTGATCAATGCTTTGCGGCGTATTCAGATAACTTTTGGTCACGACCTGAAACGCCTCGCTCGCTGTATTGCCTGCGAGGGCACCGCGAATAAAGAGTTGCTCAAGCATAGCCTCGAAACCGCGCTGTACCTGGCGGCGGAATGCGCCATTGTTTGGCTCAAAGACATAGTCTGCTCCCAGGCGTAAGGCGAGCCGCCGTAGGAGTATCAAGAGCCGCCGAACGTTGATTGATCGCAATTCCGTGTCGTCGCTCAGTGTATCAGCACTCAAATAAAGGAATCCGCGCGGCTCCTGGTGAATGATATTCAGCTGGGCTTCTTGCAGGTCGAGCCAGCGTTCGCGAGCAAGTGGCGGGTATAACGCCACAATGTTACTCATCACCTCATTCGCAGGCGCAATCCAGGCGCCACGGTTGAGTGCTCGCTGTGCCATGATACCAGCAGCTGCGCCATCAGGTGGAGTTTGGCGCAGCATGTCCAACTGACTATTTTCACGTCCAATCAGCCAGGGATGGTAGAGCGAACCAAAGCTGAATGCGCGAGCTTCATCGAGACCTGACAAGCCAACATCCACTGCTCTCACAGATGTTTCAGGCGAAAAGGACGATTTTAGCTGCAAAACGTGCGTTAGAGCGGCATCTTCCCGATAATGCGCTGGTAAGACCATGACCGCGAAGATATCACCACGAGCGCCACACAACCGCAAAAGCGCCCTCTGCACCTGGAGTATTGGTTTCTCAGTCGGTAGTGTGTCGTATTGTTCGGATGTGTTGTATTGCCATTGTACAGCCGGGGCAACACGTACAACGACTCCATTGGACCAATCGCTTACAATACCTTCGATTTGGGCATTGACGCGATAATAGTAGTCACGAGGGCTACGATCATAGAGGGTGTGTGAAGTATCAAGACCAGAATAGATCACGGCGGCTCCCGCAAAATCAGGGCTGGTAGACTCTTGCAGCGTATAGCGAACTGTCTGCTGGGCTGTGCCAACTGCCTTCCAGGAGAGCGCATAGCTGCTTGGCTGTATCTTTGGTTGTGGTTGCGTCAACGTTGGCGCAGAAGTAACAGGTACAACGGCACAGTTCTGAAATGTCGGTGCTGGCAATTGTGCTGTTGGTGGCTGCGGTTTTGGCGCTGGTGGGTCCTGTGGGTCTCCTCCGTCATAAATCGAAGTCCAGCCGCGCTGCACCGCATCAGGCACGGCTATAATGGTTGCCTCCTCGATACCAAGCGCCGCGTGGATACCCTGAAGCGGACGCGGCAACGGACGTTGATAGCGAATGAAATCTGCGATTGCCAGCAAATTCTCTGTGCTCACTCCTTCAATCATGTCATGATCGAGAAAGAGGCTGCTTTCAAACTGCGCCAATCCATCGCGATCAAGAGCCGTCTCAGGCCGGGGCGTAGCGGAGCCGGGCACAGGAATAGTGGGCCGCTGTTCCGCACTTTGAAAAGCTTTATAGAAGCTGTCGAGCGAGAAAAGCTGCAGATCCGCCGGGAGATAGTAATATGTACCAGTATCCCAGCCCGCTAGTGGAAAGTTCGCAGCTGTCGCTTCCTGCCAGAATGCCGCAAAGCTGTTCTCGATAGGAACGCCCGAATCCGCATATACCTGCTCGTCTGTCGGCAGAGCGCCCGCGAAGCGTGGGTGCTGCGGATTGAAGCCAAGATTGCCGAGACGAGTAAAGCTGCCATCCGCAAAGCGCACCCAAAGCTCAAACGATACGACAGCCCCCTGCGCCTGCACATTCGTCGACGGCGCGGGCACAGTATCAGCGAGTATGGATTGCAATGAGAGCGGCTGCTTGAAGAGAAAGAGCCTGTGCGCTGCCAAGGTATAAACCTGAGTCTTAGAAAAGACTGGCATGGCCGGAGTACGAGTCACGCTGTCGATGAGCGCAAAAAGGATATAGTCACTTTTTTTAAAGGTATAGGTTAATTGTAAGAGACGCCCCGGCTCGACGGCGAAATCGGAGGTCAGTGTCAGCGACAGGCTGGTTTTATCATCGGCGAATCTGAGGTCGCTGACAGCGGCAGTCTCGCTGATCAAGGCTGCATTGACCTGTAGACCATCGGACCAGCTACCCGCCGAACGGGCCTGAATGAGCGCCGGGCGAATATCCCACTGCTTGCCTTGCTCAATCCATTGCAAGCGTACCATACCGGGAATGGAGAAGAGATTGTAGACAGCGAGCGCGCTTGCTACGCGAATAATCCAACAGCGGCGCCCACCGTTTCGGAAGAAGGCACGAACCGCAGGAGCAAGATAGGCGTAGATGACCTCGCCTTGCTGTTCGTCCCAGGCCAGCGGCAGATCATCACCAAAGATGGCGGTAAAATGGATAACGTCCTCTACCGCAACCGGAATGTGCAACGGCCCAGACGTGGCAAAGCCGACGAAGACCGCCACGTCCATGCGCGGCAGCACATCAGTGAGCGGCGGCGGTTGCACCTCAAAGCGGATTCCGGCTAGGCGTCGTGACGTTTGTATACCCATTGCTTATGCCATCTCCAGGCGTTCGTACGCTAATACTAACTCTTCCATTGCCACAACGTTACCCACTGCATTCAAAGGGCCACTGGTGTGCTTGATAATGCGGGCACGCAGCAGTTTCCATTCCAGGACGACATCGGTATGATTCTCGTTCTGTAGCTGTATGACGACAGTACGATAGGCACTCTGATCGCCATTACGAATCTGGTCGAGCCATTTGTACAGGTTGAGCGAGCCAATGACACCGCGTTTGAGCGTCACGTCGGTTGATTTGTTCATACCAGTGATCTTCATGACGCTATTCTCTTTGGCGTTGCCGTTGCGATACTCGGAAACCGTCACCTCCATGCCAATACCGCTACATTCCTGGAACCCCGCCTCCGGTCCATCGGTGCTGCCTGTACCCAGGTCCACCAGGAAGTTGAATTGTACATAGGGGCGTTCGCGTAAAACTGCCATGTATTCCTCCTTTGGCTTCAGATGAGTCCCGCGCTTATAGTTAGCCTCGGCGGTCCCCTGTCCATTGTCCGATGCGGAAAATCACAAACTCGGCGGGTCGCAGCGGCGCAACGCCGATGAGACAAACGAGACGCCCATTATCAAGGTCGTTTTGAGTCATGGTTGAACGATCACAACGAACGAAGTAGGATGTTTCTGGTTTGTCGCCGAGTAACGCTCCCGCTTGCCACTCATTGAGAAGGAAATCTTCGATTGTACGGCGCACATTTGCCCACAGCGCTGGCCCGTTCGGCTCAAAGACAGCAAACTGTGTCCCTCGGTCAATAGAGTGTTCGAGATAGGCAAAGTAGCGACGCAGGTTGACATACTTCCATTCAGGATCAGAACTGATCGTGCGTGCGCCCCAGAGCCTGTAGCCGCGCCCCTCAAAGAAGCGGAAGCAGTTAATTCCCTCCGGATTAAGTACCTCTTGTTGACTCTTGTTGAGCATCACCTCAAAACCAAGAGCCAGGTTCACCACCTCATTGGCAGGTGCTTTGTAGACAGCACGGGTAATGTCGTTACGAGCATAGATGCCTGCTACGAATCCGCTTGGCGGCAAGTTAATCTCCACACGTGTCACCGGGTCGAGAATGCGCACCCAGGGGTAGTAGAGCGCGGCATATTTCGAGTCGAATTTCGCACGCATAGCACGTGCCTGTGAAATTGATAAGTTATCGCCACTGTCTAGCACTGCAATGCGATAGCGCATGTATTCGGCATGGGCGATAAGGAGACTAATAATCGTGTTTGCATCGTCTGTCCGTAAGGCTGAGGAAATGTAGTTTGCTGTAGAGCCAGGTGCTGCAACAATTGAGATGTCATCAATGTCCTCGAATGCTTTCAGACCTGTTTTCGTGGTTTTCGAAGGATCTGCCACCCCTTCATACTCTCCGGCGCCGGGTTGAAGACCATCGTTCCCCCCCACAAGGTCGACGACTACAGGAGACGGGTCGGCTGCTTTCGGATCGGTGATGCCTGTGAGCACGTTGGATGGAAACAACGTTTGTAACACGTCTAGCCCATTGGCAATTTTATCGCCTATCAAAAAGACGATAGGCAGGGTGCGTGCTTGCGCAAGACTTGCCGGCACATTCGCGAAGTAATCAAACAGTGAGTCGAGCTGGTCGTTGCGTTTGTGCTCAAAATCGGGGGCGAGACCACTCCATACAAGTGATGTACCATCGCTTTGTATAGCTGTGACGGTCAGTGTAACAACACGTACACTATCGGTTGAAGGATCAAGACCTTTGCCGTCGTCAGTGTTAAGTCGCAAGTCCTTGTTAGCAGGATCGCTGTCTTTTTGTTTCGCTTTGCCAAAACGCCACGTGTTTTCGGCTGTGTCGAATGTGGCGATGTAGAACCCACTCACTTTTGTAGGATTCGCTCCTGTTCCCGTTACCTGATTAATCCACACAATTTCATTGTTGAGCAGGCTTGGAGTGCTTGCTCTATCAGTTGTTGTTGCTGTAGTTCTCTTTTTGCCACCGAGAACGTTTTGGCCCAGATGGAGCGTAAAGAGGATACGCATATTGCCAGCATCACCGGGGAAGCGGGCGCGAATCTGAATGAGCTTGTCACTGTCCGCAGGTGGTGTTGCGCTTGCGCCAAGGAGTGCACGTGCGTGCCCATCTTCGTATACAGTAAGCCCCCCTGCTGTTGCTTTAGGGCCATTCTTTTCGATAGTGGCAGCAGGATAGCTATAGGCAGCAGCATTACTCTTGCCGGCGTCGATAGTTTTATCAGTAGCAAGAACAAATGGCTTGAAGGTACGCATACAGTAAAGCCGTTTGCCACCTTCCTCAAAGAATGCGCGTACGGCATGCCATAGGAAGTTGTGCGAGACAGTAGTGGCGGCACTACCGACATACTGTAACTGCTTGCGGTCTCCGTAGGCCAGTTCAAATTCACCAAGACTGGTGATAACATCGGGTACTATGTCGATGGGACCAAAGCGAGTTGGACCTATAAACCCTGTTGTGGTGGTGCTCACGCCTTCAATCGATTTAGAACGGAATGAGACCTCTTCAACATAGACGCCAGGGGCAAGATATTCAGGCAT